GTGGTGGATAGATCACGGACTTGGACGTTGGCACCCAGTGCGACTGAGGCCAAGAGAAGAAAAGACAGGAGTTTTTTCATGATGGGTTAAAGATTTCCAGCGACAATGTTGTCACCCGAGTCGGTGACGATGTCATCGCCGCCTCCGGTGATAATGAGGTTTTCGATGATGATGTTGGCAATGCGCACTCCCATGGGCTTGGGCAAATACGGCGATAGCACCGTGACACTTACCTGCAGGTTCGATCCAACGTAGTAGGTCAGGCTCATGTCCCGGTTATCTACCACGCGGACGTTCCCACGGAGGGTCTCACTCAGCGTTTTCTGAATGGAGTAGAGAGTGTTGTCGCTCGTGTTGAGCGCGATTTTTAGAAACAGCATGAAGGCGTACGAGGTGTCCGAAAGCGCGGTAGCCGCCTGTTGGTTGTACCCGTATTCAAAGAACACGACATCGCTGTTGATGTTGCTGTTGTAGTCAGTGAGGCCGTGTAGATTCTGTGGGTTGGTGTTAACATAATCCACGAACCCGAAGAAAGGTAGCGGGGTGGGATCACCAATATCGCGGGGCAATCCAATGTACTTGCCCAAAGTATCTAGTTGTTGGCCCGTAGCCGTGTCTAGATTGAAGGCGTCCTGCAAAACCCATGGCAGACCATCCGCAAACAGCTGCTTGACGAGAATGGCGATCGCCTGTTGCGCCTTGGGCCGCTGGTATTGATACAGCAGCCGCCCGACGTAATACGTGATTGAGGTGTCGAGATCGGCCATAAATTACGGCCCCGGCGTCCCGTTGATGATGGTGTTCGGGGAGCTCGGGAAAAATTGATAATTGACCGCAGTCGGATTCAACAGCGGGACGTAGGTCACATTATCGCTGCTCACCCCCTCCGCCGAGAACGAGCAATTGGGGGCAATCTGCTTGCAGAGCGCGATTATGGCGGAGGCATCGGCGGGTTGATTGATCGTATACTGGAGCTGGGTCAACAGCTGCGTCCGGATGTACTCCGCACCGGGATCCGAGCCAGTAACTACCGTGTAGGTGAACTTGATCCAGAGAGGCTCGGCGGTAGGGCGATCGAAGCTGATTGGGAATGTCGTGCCGTCTACCTGTGTCACGTTGACCGTGGTAGCCCCCTTCATCCCGCAACCCGCGTTGCGCTTCACGTAGATCGCATTGGCGACATCGGCGTCGGCCCCGCCCAGTACGATGCACCAGATGCTGTGGGCCGGAATGCCGTTGGAATCGGTAGCGTTGGTGTCGTTCTCCAGCACGATCGCCTGCACGACACCATCGGTGTCCAACAACGCACCGATCAACCCGGGAAGATATCCCCGGCTGGGAAGCGCGACGGAGTTAGAACGGCGAATCCGGAGCGCGGCATCCGTTTCCTCCGCTGTACCGATGGCCGTAGCCGCCGAGGGATTATTAACTGAAGTCACGCCCAATAGGACGGAGACGATGTTAGTGATCGTATTCGGGGTGGTGAGCACTGGCCCCATAACCTCCGCTTGGAAACTGAGGCTGGCTGATCCTGCCGCAGAGAATGAATAGGTGGAGGCTAGTTGGAATTGATTACCCGCTGTATCTTGCACGGTGAATGGAGCCGTGGGGGTGGTATCGAGGCCGGGGAGCGTGACGGCTTGATTCACCGTCACTAGCACATCTTGGAGCGTGAAAGTACCTGCGCGGCGGTAAACGCCATTGATGGCGCAGCGAGCATCCAACACTACGCCTGTCGCCTCATCCGGATCAAAACTGGCATAGATGGCCGCGAGCAGCTCCTCTACATCGATGGCGGCTTGGGCGAATATGTTGATCTGCTGACCGTCCGGACTGTTGGGGCCGACGTTGATGCTGGGCCCATAGATGGAGAAGTATCCGGGATAGGTGCCGGAGCCGTTCAGAATGTCATTGATGATCTCCTGAAGAGCTTTAGTTTGAAGGCCGGAGCTGTCGAGAATGTTGGGCATGGTTCAGGGCACCGCGATGGTGCTGGTATAGTTGCGGGAGTAGATGGTGTCGATATTGTAAGTAACCACCAAGCAGCGAGTCGTGCGATCCAGCGCGGCATACACCGAGTTGATTCGAGTCACGCTATCCCGACTCGCGATGATCTGCCGGCACTGGAGAATAATACCTTGCTGATCCTTGCTGCCTAGTAAATTCCACCAGTCCACGCCAAAATTAACCGCGAAGAAGCACTCCCCGAGGAAAGTCTTCAAGGCGGTGTTGATGTCAGCGGCGATAGCATTTAGCCCGGTCAAGTAGTTCTGCTGACCATTGCCGAACGTCCAATCACCGTTGGAATCGAGTGCACGAAAGCTCATTGGAGAAGGTTGTTGTATTCAATTTGGAACGCAACGATTTGCGTGAAGGCCGATGGGCCGGTCTTACCATTCAAGACGGTAAGTGCTGTATAGAGCTTGTCCATAACGGTTTTCAAATCACTGGAGGCACCAATCATGGCCAGTTTATCGTTTACCTTGAGCTTGCCACCCTTATACGCAAGCTCGGCATCGGTGGTGTTGAAGGGGGAGATCGGGTTGGTCTGATTTCGAAACCCTACCAGTATCAGTCCATCGGAGAGATCGTGGGCGCGATCAGAGTTAGGAATGGCGGTATTGCCGGTAGACCACCAAAGGTCCAAGTCCCGATCGTTGAACAAGACAAGACAAGGGTCGCCAGAGGCGATTGGGAAAGTGAGGTGGCCGGTCCCGCCCGAGAGGATGAACACCGGGCAGGTGGCCAATAGTGGGTATGCCCGCGAGATGTACACCGGAGGGTTCTTAGTGGTGTCAGGTACTTGCCGCAACACGCTAAGTTGCACCTGCGCGGTCTGGGTGGACGGATCAAAGCTCACGATCTGCCCCACCTGATGGCAATTGAAGTTATAGAAGATGTCTATCCGCAACTGGTTGAGCAGCGTGGCCAAGTCCGGATTGGAGATCGATTGGAGCGGGATTGGGGTCATTGGAGTGGTACGGAGGCCTCCTTTAAGCCGAGGATCCCTGCCCAGAGCTGCAATTCGGTGGTAATTCCGCCATTGACAGCAGGGCTGATAATACCCTTATGCGTGAAGCCTTGGACTCGGTAGGTGTCGTTCAGGTAGGTATTAGACTGGCTGCGGAGGTAGACGGTCTGATAAAGCGAGATACGAGGTTCGAAGAGGATCGTGCATTCCGTAAAGGTGCCGGTGCGCCGGGGCACTCCCAACAACCCGCTATCTGAAGTAATCTCTGGGATCACGGCAGGGAGTCGCTCGTCCTGCGCCAAGGCCACCAGCTGAGAATTATCGATGAAGGCCAGTCCTTGGCTGAGCGAAGTAATGAAGTTCCATGTGGGGCCGAAAAACGTAGCCGGGCGAAGATTTTTGGTCGAAAACGCCGAGCTCACCACCGGAGTAGCCTGCATCCCCACGAGATCGGAGGCCAGCTTCTGGAGGAGCTGAGTGCCGGTCTGATTTGGGCCTTCGGTCCGAGTAGACCATGAGTTGGCCATAGGGAAGCCACCGTCGTAACACTCGATTACAGTGCGAAACTCTGTACCCTGACGGATACTGTACGCCTGTTGGACGGAACCGATGAAAATATACGGTTGGGGAGAATTTTCGTATCCGGCCTTGAATCGTACCACACGGAAATCGCTGGTGACGAAGATGTCCTTATGCAACAGCCGCCGCTTCTCTTCGCTCAGATTGTAGATCGTGAACGTGGCGGTCTGGCTAACCGCAAACGCGGCCCGGTTGATGGTGAACTCGACCGTGAACGGCAGCGCGATGGGGATGTACTTCGGCTCTCCGTTGTTGGGGTTAGCCAACTGCACATCCAACTGATACTGCCGGTTGAATTTCATGCTCCGGGGAAGTAGGTGGCTTCGGTATTGGCGACGTCGTCGGCATTGAGCAGCACGATCGCGCCCACCCCAGTCGCGAAAACATCCTGCGTTTCGGGTTCCACAGAACCGGGCATCGCCACGCCCAAACCGAACGGAAACAGGTGTCGAAATTGGCGGAGAATATTCGGAGAGGTGACCAGACGCCGTCCATTGATCACGCGAGTGCCGTAAGTCAAACTGTAGAACCAGCCTAACTGTTGCGCCCGATATTCTAACGCCAACGTTGCCTGCGAACCATCGTCCAGCTGGACGAAAAGTGTCTGGTTGGGGGAATCGGTGATGCCTTGGATCAGTTTCATTTGGTGGGGGCGAAAAACTGGCTCATGTACTTCAGCCAAGAGACATTCGTGGTCTGGAGACCGGCTTGGGTCGGCGTCTTCGAAGCCGTCGAACCCACATCGTTCTGCGCTTCCAACCGACCAGCCAGCAGCGGACCGGTACTGATCGTCAGTTCTTGTGCGATGCGGATTTTCTTGAAGGTAACGGTAAAATCGGTATAGTCCTTTGTCTCTTCTGGCTGCTCAGCACGCAGACTGCTGATGACCATGTTCGTGTAGATGCCCCAAGGCGTCTCCACCGAGAACAGCGAGCGGCTCTTCCAGAGATTGTAGAAATAGAGGAACGCAGATCCCTGCTTAGTCTGGTCTTGCGGCGTTGGCTGCTTGGCATTGTACACCGAGAACAGCGAGGATCCGGGGTCCGAAGTGCCGAAGCTGGTGAAGGTACTGCCCGTAAGAAGCTGTTGGCTAGTCGGGTTCGAAAGAGACTGCAAGGATTGCAGAATGGGTGAATAGGTGCTCGGGACGGACCCACGGAGTAGATTGACCGCCTGCTGCGCCGGGAGCGGCAGTGACCCACCAGCGGACAGAGCCGCGAGGTTGCTCGGGTCCAGAAGGGTGCGCACTGCGCTCTGGGCCGTCTGGGAGAGCTGGGACTTGGTCGTTGCCGCGAGATTGGCAATCTCGGAGCTCAGTGAGCGGCTCACTGAGTTCTGGATGCTGGTGCCGTTAAAGAGCGCAGCTGCCCCCGCATTGATCGCGTTCGAGGCCAACGCGTTGATCTGATTGTTCAGCGCACCGGGCGATTTCTGGGGCAGCAGCGTAAGGTTGGGCGGCAGCGGGTTGGCGGGCGGATTGAAGGCCACTGTGGCGGGGTTGGCGTACTTCAACTCGGATACCAAGCCACGGAGAACCACGACTTCTGGTCGCAGCGCGATGTGATCTTGGATGGCGTAATTTGCCTCGACGTAGTGGTCGGTGACGTCACTAGTCAGTTCGGCCTGTTGATTCAGGTCAACATCGAACAGGAAACCCGCGATGCCGGACGGCGGATTGTTCGGGCGAACGATGGCCTGCTGGTCGAGCGTCGAGAGCGACTTGACGACGTCCGGAGTGACTGGCGCATCTGTAGGAATCGTGTTCTGGCTCATTTAGCAGGAAGAGGCCGTTGGAAGAAAGCCCGGTTGATGGTCTCACGCTGCGCGGCCTCGTATGCAGCGGTGCCGGTAGTCCGAGGATCTTCGGATCCGTGGACATGGATGTTGACGTTATTTTGCTGGCTCTGGCTAGTGGACTGATTCTGCGGTCCGAATTTCGGCGCGAGCATCGAGCTGAGAAACCCCGGCGCACCTATGCCGAGAGGCATTAAGGAAAAGAAGCCCGTGCCGGACTTAATGGAGTCTTTGAACTCGTCCCAAAGATCTATGATATACTGGATGGCACTGGCTAGCTTATTGACGTTATCCACCGTCAGAAGGAGTCCCGTATTCCAGTTGCCAAAGGAGTCCCCGCCTTCCGCCGCCACCCAGAAGTCCTGAATCAGCAGGATGATAGTGATCAAAGCTGCGGCCATCAAGCCGATGACGATAAGAATCGGGGCAACCTCCAGCGTCAGAGCCCCGACACTTGAAGTGAGGAACGCGATACCCCCGATGACCACTGGGAGAATTAACGCGAGCGCAGTAAGCGCGACGACGATCCCCAGCAATGACATGCGCATGGTATTGGCAGCGGAGGTGCCGCTCTCCAGCCAGTTGATGAACGTACTGAGCTGCTCCGCGAGTAAGCTGAGAAGATCAAGGATGCGACTAAGCGCGGGAGCCATAGCGCCCACAAACCGATCCTTAATCGCGGTGATCGTGGTCAAAAACCGCTGCCACGAGGCGTTCAAGGCGAACAGCTGGTGCTGTTCCTGATTAGTTACGATCAGCTGTTGGTTCAGCTTCGTCATCTCGGGGGTCAACCGCTTGAGGAACTGATACATGTCCTCGCCCATGCCCATGCGTTGCAGCATCATTCGGGCAAAGGCCGGTTGGTATTGCTGGATGCTCGCGGAGAGTTTCTGTAGCACCCGGTATGGATCCTCAGCGGTGCCGATGCCAAAGATGTTGAACGGAGCGGTGTCGCCGCCTTGCCCCGTCCGGATCTTCATCTGGGCATCTTGGATGGCGTAAATGGCTGAGGTGATCTCGTTGGCCGAAATTCCCGCCATACGACCCGCCCGCTGCCACTTCTGGAGCTCCTCGCTGCTGAGACCCGTATTGACGGCGAACTTCTCTAGCGCGGTACCCGCTTGCGTAGCTGTCGCCACCATCGTGTAGAAGATCGCATTAAGGGCACCTACACCCACCAGTAAGCGGGTGGCTCCAGCCTCGACGTTAGCCAATGCTTTGTCCACAGTGGCCAGCTGATCTTTGCCCTTGATTTCGAAGCCGATCTCGGCGAATAGCTCAGCGATCTTCATTTGGTCGGTTCTTTGTTGAGTTCCGCAGATGTACTCTCGTAGTCTGTCACGAACGTACTATGCTCCAAGGCTGCTAACACAATGTCCGCAGGCATCTGTAGAATAGCCTCCGGCGTTCCGTAGCCCTCCCGCGCTAGCTTGAGTGCAGCGAAGAGGGCCGAGTCCATGGTGACTCTTACCTTTGGCCTTCGCCAGTCGGGCTCACGCTTGTCAAGGACGACAAGCCGAGGTTCTTGAAAAAAGGGCCGACGTTGAACTTCATCACCTCCCACGCGACCGGAAGATAGTCCTCACGGATCTGAGGATTCTCGAAGGTCTCGGGCGTGATTTTCGTTCCGTTGTACAGGCACCGTTCCAAGCACGGCTTGAGGGCCAGCTCCAAAGCATCGCTGCCGAGGAGCTGGAGGACTGCGTTCTTGATACCTTCGACTCCGCTGTTCTTGAGTTTCTCGATCGAAAGCCCTTCCAACTGGAGGTTGACCAGCTTGAGTTCATTCGCGAGAGCCTTGACCAGCTTCATCGAGACGGCAAAGGGGGCCATCTGGAGATCCAG